ATGAACTTGAGTTAAAGTACGGCACACAAATTAGCACTGCTGAGATTGACGCTCGGCAGGCAATGGACAGAGAGGCAATGCAACAGCAGACGGCTCTTGTGCAACAGGCGGTGCAAGCCGCCAGCCAAGTATAGGCGCCACCAGTTGAGCAAGTGCTACCCATCAACCTTAATGGAATGGTTCAATGAACGAAGACGCATTACGCAAAGGCCAAAAGGCCAACCAGTTAATCCATGATGAGGTCTTCTCAGCGGTACTGGAAAAGATGCGAAATGATCAGTATTGGGTTTTCGAGTCAAGTAAACCCGAAGAAACTGCAAAGCGCGAATTGGCGTGGTCAATGCTGAAGGCTATTGAAAACTTCCGCATTGAAGTCACCAAGATGGTGGACAACGGCAAGGTGGCGCAACGCGCCATTGAGCGAGCGCAAAAGAATCTTGTTTAAATAGGAAAATAGACCATGCAGACAGTAGCACCAACGCCAGCAGGCAGTGCAGCACAGGGTCCAATGAATGTGGCTGAAGCAGCCAATGCACTTGAGGGATTACTGCCCGATGAGGGACAACAGGAAGACCGCGAGGCGCAGTCGCCCGATGAGGGCGCGGCGGTAGAAGAAGAGTTATCGGCAGATGCAGACGCGGCTGATGATGAAACAGATACCGAACAATCCGAGTTAGATGAAGACACCGAGGAGCAAGAACAGCCACAAGTCTTCTCCGTCAAAGTTGACGGCAAAGAAGTCGAAGTGACGCTGGACGAGCTTCAAAAGGGATATTCAAGGACTCAGGATTACACACGCAAAACGCAGCAAATCGCCGAGGTGCGAAAGCAAACCGAAGTTGAGTTGCAGGCAGTGCGTGCCGAGCGTGAACAGTACGCTCAGTTATTGAGTGCGTTGGAATCACAAGTTCAGCAAGTAGCGCAGCCAAACATTGATTGGGACCGTCTTTATCAGGAAGACCCCATCGAATGGGTACGGCAGCGCGAGGTGATGCGAGACAACCAAGACAAGGCGGCGGCTATTCAAAGCGAACAGCAGCGCCTAAATCAGTTGTCTCAGCAGGAGCAAGCACAGTTTATGCAGCAGAGATTGCAGCATGAGCAGGAGGCTTTATTGGCGGCCATCCCTGATTGGAAAGACGCTAAGAAAGCTCAAGCCGAAAAGGCTTTGCTTGTTGAGTTCGGTCAAAAGATTGGATTCACACCAGACGAGTTGAAGAGTGTGGTGGATCACAGGGCGGTCTTAATGTTGCGTAAAGCAGCGTTATACGACCAGATGATGTCCAAGCGGGGCAACATCAAGCCAGTGACCAACAACGGCCCTCGGCCTGCCAAGCCTGGTGCAGCAGGACGAGTCTCAAATACGACTGAAGCAGTTCGCGCACAACAGCGCGTCGCGAAAACTGGCCGTGTCGATGATGCGGCCAATGCAATCTTCCAACTTTTGAAATAAGGAATAAATCATGGCTATCGTAACGAACACGTTCACGACCTACTCTGCAAAGGGTATTCGTGAAGACTTGAGCAATGTGATCACAAACATTTCTCCCGAAGAAACCCCCTACATGTCCAACATTGGACGTGAAAACATCACCAATACTCTATTTGAGTACCAAACCGACTCACTTGATTCTGCTGCCGCCAACGCACAGCTTGAGGGTGATGACGTAACCTTTAACTCAGTTACAGCAACTGTTCGCTTGACCAACTATGCTCAGATTTCACGCAAGACTATTGTCTTGTCGAATACTGAAGAAGTAGTAAATAAGGCAGGCAGACGCTCTGAATTAGCATACCAAATAGCTAAGCGCGGCAGCGAGCTAAAGCGAGACCAAGAATTCGTCATGTTGAATGGCGGCATTGCTGTTGCTGGTAACACCACTACAGCTCGCGTGACTGCTTCTTTGCAGGCTTACATCAAGACCAACGTGGACTATGACACCACTAACGGCGTAAATCCCAGCTACACCACTCTGCCTAACTCAGCTCGCACTGACGGCACTGTGCGTACTTTCACTGAAACCATTCTCAAGAATGTGATTCAAAAAGTATGGACACAAGGCGGCACACCTAAGATTTTGATGGTTGGTCCTGTTAACAAGCAGCGCGTGTCAGGTTTCTCTGGCATCGCATCAGCTCGTTACAACATCAATGGCGGTGATCGTCCTGCAACCATCATTGGTGCAGCCGACATCTATGTCAGCGATTTTGGTCAAGTTCAAGTTGTCCCCAACCGCTTCCAGCGCGAGCGTGACGCTTGGGTGCTTGATCCTGAGTACGCAAAAATGACTGTCCTGCGTCCTTACCAACAAGTCGAGTTGGCGAAGACTGGTGACGCCGAGAAGCGTATGCTTTTGGTTGAATGGGGCCACAAGGTCTTGGCAGAAAACGCTCATGGTCTGGCAGCAGACTTGATCACTTCTTAAACGAAGCAAAGGAAGAGGGGGGAGCAATCCCCCCTTTTTTTTATATGGATAAAAGAATATTCAGCGAAGACAAAGACCAAGGCATCACACGCTATTGGCACTACGACGATGAGACTGATGAGGCAACGATTCAGACGCAGCAGGATGTAACAGACATCATTGAAGAGAACAAGCAAGAGTTCAATCAAGTGGATGAGCGTGCTGGCTGGAAAGGTGAATTTCACCGAGTTGCAAGCATTCCTATGTCTATCTATTCACAGCTCAAAGCAGATGGCAAGCTCGAAGATCAGGAATATATGAAGCGTTGGCTCAACGACCCTGAGAACAGATTTTTTCGTGTACGACCAGGACAAGTATGAAATACATCGCAGTATGCACACCAGCGCGTGACATGGTTCACACCATGTTTACCTATGATCTTGTCAACATGGTGGCTAACCACACATTGAACACCAATGATGCCATCAGCTTAAAAATATCGCAGGGGACGCTTATCGCTAATCAGCGAGCTGAATTGTGCCTAGACGCAATGCGTGAAAAATGCACTCATGTGCTTTTTATTGATTCAGATATGCGGTTTCCGCATGACATGATTGAGCGTTTGCTGCAACATGACTTGGACATTGTGGCGACAAACTGCGCTCGCAGACGTATGCCGACAGGACCCACCGCGCAGATTTATAAAGAGAATGGCGAGCGCGAGTTGGTATATACGATGCCCGAAACGACTGGCCTGCAAGAGGTTGGCTCAGTTGGTATGGGCGTGATGCTGATCAAGGCCAATGTCTTTGCGGCATTGTCAGAGCCTTGGTTTGAGACTCCATGGCGGCATGATAAACGTGGCTACATTGGAGAGGATGTTTTCTTCTGTAAGAAAGCCAGAGATGCAGGCTTTAAGATATGGATTGATCACGATGTGAGCAAGGAAATAGGCCACATTGGAATGTTTGAATTCAAGCATGACCATACTTGGGTGATGCGTGAAGTCCAAGAAACTGAAAAGGTTACCTGATGGCACTCACGACTTATGCGGAGCTGAAGACCTCGGTTGGCGACTGGCTCAACCGCACTGATTTGGCGACTGCCATTTCAGACTTTGTCAGCTTGGCAGAGGCTCAAATTGAGCGCCAGTTGCGTACACGCCAAATGATTGTGCGTGCCAATGCATCATTTGCGGCGGCAGCTGAGTACGGCACAGTGCCTGACGATTTCCTAGAAACCAAGTCTATTAAGTTAGACACCAACCCAATTACATATTTATCATTCCAGACAATTGATGCCATGGATCAGTTGTCCAATACGACTTACCTGTCCAGCGGCAAGCCACTGTATTTCAGCGTGGTTGGAAGTCAATTCAGACTGTTGCCAATACCTGATGGCGCATACACCGCCGAGCTGGTCTACTACGCAAAGTTGGCTAAGTTATCAAATACAAACACTACAAACTGGCTGTTGACTCAAGCGCCTGATGTCTACTTGTATGGCTCACTTTTACAGGCTGCGCCATACCTCCAAGACGATGCGAGAATCTCTGTATGGTCATCGCTGTATCAGGCAGGACTAGAACAATTGCAGATTGCAGATGATCGTGGTTCTACATCAGGCGGCGCGATCTTGGCCAGAGCAAGGACATTTGGATGATTATTACCACCACCAAGGGCGAGATGGACGACTCATTGCTTGAGAAGCGTGAGGGGTCTGTTGATACCGATACCGAGACAACGAGCTGGGTAGAGTATTGGCTTGCTGATGAAATGGTGCATCGATCTGTTCATATGGCGCTCAAGCGCGGTGTCTTTGCTGATGGCATCAGTCAAACAATTTAAAGGATAAATCATGGCCAATACTCAAGCAATGTGTACCAGTTTCAAAGGTGAGCTGCTTGTCGGCCACCATAACTTTGGCACTGGCGTTGTCCGAGGCGCCACTACAGCCGACACTTTCAAGGCTGCTTTGTACTTGGCCTCTGCCACTGTCAATGCGGCCACTACAGCCTACAGCGCCACAAACGAGGTGTCAGGATCTGGCTACACCGCAGGCGGCGTCACAGTGACATTTGGCACACCTCCAAGCACCTCTGGCACTACAGCCTTTGTGACTCCCAGCGCCAGCATCACCTACTCTTCTGTTACCTTGGCAACGGCCTTTGATGCGGTCCTGATCTACAACTCGACCCAATCAAACAAGTCGGTTAGCGTGCATACATTTGGCAGTCAGACAGTGACTGCCGGCACGTTTACGCTGACCATGCCGACCAATGATGCAAGCACTGGATTGATTCGATTGGCATAGCCATGAAGATTGACTTTTCTTTTCCATCTGTATACGGCACATTTTCAGATGCTTTGCATTTGCCTGACGATCATGCGTTTACAGATGCTGAGATTGAGGCAATGAAACAGCAAAGGTTTGATAACTGGATTGCTGTAATTACTGCGCCTCCATCTGAGGAGGTCTAATGGCTGATCGCTATTGGGTTCTTGGCACAGGTACTTGGAGTAGTACCAATACAGTTAATTGGTCTGCTACATCAGGCGGGGCTGGCGGTGCATCTGTCCCAACTGCATCAGATAACGTATATTTTGATGCAAACTCAAATGTAGGAACTGGTGCATTCACAGTCACTATGGCTAACACGCCAAGGGTCTGCAATGACTTTACAGCGTCAGGTCTTGATGGCGCAATGACGCTTGCTGGTACAAGTATTGGATTGACAGTATCAGGTAGTCTTACATTTCAAGCTACAAACTTTACTCGCACATATACAGGCACAACCACATTTAACGCTACAACAACTGGTAAAACTGTAACTACTAATGGTGTTGCTTTTGGTTCGACAGTTACTTTTAACGGAGTAGGTGGTGAGTGGACTTTAGGAAGCGCTTTAACAGTTCCAACAGGAAACACAACCACACTAACAAACGGCACATTAAACCTTCAGTCATATACATTAAGCACAGGTCTATTTGCTTCAACTAACTCAAACACTAGAACTATTGCATTTGGTACTGGTCAAATATCTTGTACTGGTACAGGTACTGTGTGGAATACGGCAACAGTTACAGGACTAACCACAACAGGCACTCAGGTAGTTAACGTCACAAGTACAGGCTCTACTGCTATTACTGTATCCACAGGCGCACTATCAGAAGCAAACTCAATAAGCTATAACTTTACTGGTGGAACTTATGCGCTGACGTTTTTAGACGTTACCAATTACAGCGCAAGAAGTGTTAATTTCACTGGTTATGCGGGAACTTTAGCAGAGCTAAGTGACCCCGCCGCTGCTCCAGTAATTATTTATGGAGACTTAACTCTATCCGCAGGAATGACCCTTACGGCTTCTACTACAGGAAATGGATTGTCATTTCGTAAAACTAGTGGAACAAGTAATATCACAACAAATGGAAAAATAATACCTTTTATTTTGGCATTTAATGGAGTTGGCGGAACTTTTGTTTTGCAAGATAACCTTACTACATCAGGCGCTACTTCAGATGTATTTTTAACTAATGGGACATTAGATTTAAATGGAAAAACTTTTACACTAGCAACAATTTTTCAAACCAACACAGGTACTAAGAATTTAACATTTAATGGCGGCACATTAGTCTGCCCAACAGCGGTTACAACGGCATTTAACAACGGCGCACCTATAAACTTCACTACCACAGCAGGAACAGGCACAGGCACAATCTCCATGACTGCCGCAACTGCCAAGACGTTTGTAGGTGCTGGCTCTACGTTCAACTGCACATTAAACCAAGGTGGTGCTGGTACATTGACCATTACAGGCTCAAA